TGCTAAGTTACTACTAGGCTGTACACTAAACGTACTTGATAGAGCAATAAGTGCTCCTCTGGCTGTAACTTTACCTTTATTGTTTAATACTTTCTCTACCGGAGCAGCATAGTAATATCCGCTGTAAGTATTATTAGTACTATCTACTGTTCCACCAATTGCATAAGGGAACATAGGAGCGCCTGTGGCGTCCTGTGTTGCAACATAAAAGTAAATTGGTGTTGTTGGGCTTTCTGGTGTAGTTCCCCAACGCATATTGTATTTTGCTGCAAAACCTTTACTGGCATGGCCTACATATCCATCAGTCCCGCCGAGTCCGGCGTTATAAGTATAATCTTGTACAAACTCGCCTGTGTGGATTCCTGCAGGTCCTGAGGTACGTTGGCCTGTGCGTAATTCAAACGCACTCTTAATGTTTGTAATATTATTGTTGGCCGCATCTGCATTAGCAAGTGTTCCTGCACTGTCATACTTTGTATAGCCATATGGTCCGTAAATTGGTAAGCCATCAAAGGCCCAGCCAACAATCGGACTATGCTCTGTGGTGCTCCATGCTGTTAGTCCAGCACTCTCAGGAGTAATAGTATAAACTGCATTTTCAACAGACTCGTTTCTGTATGTTTTTGAATAGAACCACTCATTGCCACCTTGCCATGAACTAACATTAGCATGGTTATTAATAGGTGTTCCTGTAACTGTGATTGCTATAGTTTTATCTGCTAACGCAACGTTCTCATTAACCGGAGTGCCGCCTGTGTCAGATATGTCATCAACTGTGTAGTTATATAATTGATATGATCTAGCAGTTGTAATATCTTCAACAAACACAGAAGATGCACTATATGTAATATTAATACCATTTGGTAAATTACTTGTTCCAGCTGTGTCAACAAATGCATCAGTAACAAGTGTATTATTAACACGTGAATTTGTCCATGTTTCATTTTTTGTTGTACTACCAGTGTCAGTAATCTCACCCGGCGTTAATAAGTTATTAGTATAATCAACCGGTAGAAGATTTGATAATCCTACTCTACGCCATGGGTTATCTGTTAAGTATTCGCTTGATATAAAATTTTCATCTTTGCCGCTTCTAATAATACCCTGCTCTAAGTCATACCACAATGTCTCGTTAGACTTAGTAGTGTTAGTGCCGTATTGTGCTAGCCACCATGTGGGTTCACTAATAAATCCTAACATTTCCCAAGGATGAGTATGCGGTCTTGCTGTGTCGTAATAATATTCGAACCAGCCTTTCCAGTGCCCTGGTGCATCATTGGTACCTCTATAGTTCCATGATGTTTTATCTGTTAGTTTATAAAATTCATTAGTTGATGCATCAACTTTATTTACTTTAGCCCAATTTGTAAAACTGTTTCTTAATAAATCAGCATACTCTCTAGGAGACTGAGTGGTTGTTCTAAATGCTCCAGCACGAACATTACCTACGCTAAGTCTAGGCAAACTATCTGTTTTTCTAAATTCCTGTGCTGTTGAGTTATATAATCTTCTTTCAAATTCTAATAGTATGTCGTCTCTGATATCACCTAGCAGTGATGTTTTACTACCGTCATGTCCTAGAAGCAAACTTTGTGCTATTTTAAATGTATTATCTGTAACTACTGCCGGAGAATATAATGGATATAAACCCATTGTACTTGGCGTTGCAGGGCACTCGGCACTATCTCTATCTTCGTCGTAGAGTTTAGTAATAACAGTGTCACCTAAGTTTAATTCCTTAATTACAGATACTGTAATAGGGTTAAGACTTGTAAGTTCATAATCTTTGTCAATTACTAATAAGTCTTGACTGGAGTTTGATGCATCTACATGATAAACTAGTAAGCTGTTTGTTATTTCAGATAAGTCAGCGTAGTCGTCTAATGTATAAACCTTAGCGGCAATATCCGCTACATCAAATTCTTGTTTTATGTAGTTGTCACCGAATGGTAAAACAAAGGTTGTTCCAAACACATCTTTGCCGATGCTAAACGAAATTAAACTTCTTAGTACTTGCTCTAGTATATATTCTTTTGATAAGTTGGTAATATCATACTTATTATAGTATGCATTTATTTCGTTAATTAATCTTGCTCTATACTTTTCATATTCTCTTGCTGAGAAGCGTAATGCATCTACTAAGTTGTGTGGCTGATCGTCAAGTGCAAAAGCTGCAACAATTAGATCCTGATCTGTTTGTACAATATCTTTTGCATGTATAATATCTTTTGAAGTATTTGCAAAGTTGTTGGCGCCTAAGGCACTACCGGTAAATCCATCTTGTCTCTCAATGTATCTCTTAAAATGAGACATATACTCTGGTTCAGCAATTAATTCAATCTCTTTATTAAATGGGTTTGCTTTCCAGCTCAATGGTACATCGTATCTGCTGTCAGAAATTAATGTTATACCTACTTCACTGCCAACCTCAATATCAATTACATCGCCTGCTTTAACAGTGAACGTATTAAGTTTTATATTTGTTGGGGCGGCATACTCATAGTTAGTTGAAATAACACCATTAACTTTTACTAGAATATCGTATCCGCAATGACTAACAGCAGCAGTATCAGGTATTGCACCAATGTTATAAACTAGTTGTTCATCGTCTACTTCTAATTGTGTAATGTAGTGAGTAGTGATAATTTTTTGTTCATTTTTAGCTAGACTCTGTTTCCATGTAGAATGAAACTCTGGTGTTTCTTTTAACAGTTTATAATAGTAAGTACCTAAGATTGTTTTAGCAGTAGTTGTGCCAAAGGGCATGTATGTTGTTCTGTTAGTATGTATATAGTTTTCAAATGTTATTTCACTAACAGACTTATAAGGAGTGTATGTTACAGCAAATCCTAATTCTGTATCAACTGCACCAGTACCTACTTTGTATCCAAAAATTGGATTACCAGCAAAATCACTGTTGTTATAGAGTCCGCCATTGCTTAATAATTTACCCGCATCGTCGTATAACTGAAACAAAGGTGCTTGGTTAGTACTAATTTTTCTCTGTACCGTGCTGTAATCTGTTCCGTTGAATTTATAATCGATTCCTTTGAAAACATTACCGCCTGCTATTGTAACTGTTTGTCCAGTTGCAATAGGTGTACTAGAAGTAGGTGTAAGAGTAATACCTGTGTTTATACCACTAACAGTATATAAGTATGTCTTATTACTTACATCTTCGTTAGAGAATAATAAAATATCACCATCTTGTAATACTCTAGTATCGATTGTTTTGTTTACTTGGCCAACAACATCTGCTTTTGTAATACCTGTGACATGTGCTGTAGCAATACCGTAACTGGTGCTGCCGTGATCATATAATTCTAAGTCTTTGCTAAATTCTAATATCGGCCTATTAGCTCGAGATGTTCTTTTTGGTATTTGCTCACCAGCATCTACAAAGCTGCTTCTATGATACCAGTGATTAACTCTGCTCCACGCATTTTTATTTACAGCACCACGTTGTTGTACAATGTAGTCTTTTTGCAATAATTTGCTTCCGCCGTATTCTGTACTTGCTGTTAAGTCTTTTTTAACTAAAACAATGCTTTCGCCTACACCACTTACAATATACTCAACCCCTGCTTTCTCAGGCATTGTTGTAGAATTAGCAGGAATAGTATACCCGTTATCGTTAAAGGTAACTGTCATGCCGTCCTTCAACGTTACAGTACCTGATGTGAATTGTTTTTTACCTAGTACATCTTTGTGTAAATTAATAGGAGCAATAGCTGTTCCTGTGACTGTTATAGCACCTATGCCTGCTGGTTGCCAGTAGTACTCTTGATAGTTGACAAATTTGTCTATGTTAATCGGAGGTACAAACGCTCTGTATTGACTGCCAAATAATTTATTATGGTTGCTAGTATTTACACCGTAAACATTTAATGTGTCTATGAACTCATCATAAAATATTAAGTTTTCGCTGTCGCCAGTTACTGGATTAATATTATTAACTGCTGGTGTTAAGTTATACTGGCGCCTATCGGCATTATCTTCTTTAATAAATGCACCGGATAGGCCGACATCACTGCCTGTTTTTTTACCAATAAAACCTGCTAGTGGAACAGTGTTTGCTTCGCTATACAGTTGCTCAACTGTGGCCTCAAAGAAATTCTTTATGGCTTTAGTTTGCAGTACTACTGGTAACTGATTTACAATCTTTTTATCTGACATACTTTTTTTTACCTATCAGCTCTAAGTGTTTGAGAGTTTATTTTCTCAACGATTTCAATGTCACTAACCTTAGCAGTGCTCAACAACATTTCATGTGGGTCTGCTTTAATTTGGAATAAGTCTCCAAATGACCCTGCACTGTTTTTAGGAATAATAACTATACTACCTATGTTACTGCCCAATCGTTGATGGACATAACTACTCAACTCTGTAAAGTAAAATGTTTCGCCAAACTCCCAATTTTCAATTGAAAAGAATGTATTGAATGCTGTAATTACTTTACTCTTAATTTCATTATCGCTCATAGTAGAACCTGCTAATTTAACAATTCTAAATTTAGCCTGATTGTTTGCTTCAGCGTCTGTGCCAAACAATAACTTAAACTCTGCACTTTTATAAACAAGTGTATCACTTGCACTTTTGAATTCATTAAGTTTTGCAAACTCTGTAGACAATTGTGCCGGTGTTGGTGATAGAGGAAACTCTGTGCCTGGTACCTTTCTGTATTTGCTAATAGCATCGTTGTAGTTATTTGTTAATACTAACATCTCTACAACGTTACTGATACTTGGATCTATACGCACATCTTTTGGTGCAACATGTTTCCATTTAATTATAACTTGATCATTGTCTATTAATGCTGTGTTCTGTCCTGCGGATCTGCCGTTTCGTACATAATAGTCAGTTGTGGTTACAGGTAAAACTGCAGAGCCATTACTGTTAAATATCATTTGATATATTTTCTTAGCAGTGTTATCGTATATTACTAGTCCATTTGAATTAGTAATTGCATCGTCGCCTAAACTACCTGTTACACTAGTTGGCATCTGGCTGATGTTTTTAACAACTAGCACATCTGTTGTGCTAAGTGCTTCAATTTTTTGTGCATCACCGTTTGTTAATGTATCTGCTGCAAAGTTTGCTGTTATAGTATCTTCGTTACGATAATCTACAATGTTGCCTGCTAGAGGTCTTGTATAACTGTATCCATCGTAGTCAGTGTAGTATTCAAAGAATACTAAATCAGTTGTGTTAACAAACTCTCTAAACTGTAGCGGCCTGTTAGGAACTAAGTCGCCGTCAGTGTCAACTGGAGAAACTACAACTTTTCTGTTGTCAGTATATCCATCGTTATACTTAACAGGGGCAACTACATTCCAGTCAACACTACTTGCTAACTGTTCTTTTGATTTTGTATAGTTTACAACAATCCTATCCTGTGTTGCTTGCCCTGTGCTGTCAACAGCATGAGTGTAATTATTAGAAAACATATTTGTAATAACTAAATTACCTGTTTGTGCTGAAACATTTGCATTTGCTAATATAATTCTTCCTGCTTGCCCTGTATCAGCTAAGTTGTTCACACCAAAACTAGTTGTGCCTGTTGTAGTTGCTCTGTAAGTTTCAAATAATGAAGTTGTAGTATTATAGTCTCTGTATAACACTTCACCTGCGCCATCGAAAATATTATAGCCAAATGTAGTATTACTAAAAGGAATAGTTATGTTTGAGGGTAAAGAATTTATTCTACCGCTGTTATTTGCAATAGTAACATTACTGGTTGTTGCGTTACCAATGCCATCAGTATCAAAATATGTGTTTAAAGATACTCTTGCACTATTTACAAATACGTTTGAAGAGAAGTTACCATCTCTGTATATGCCGCCACTTGTTAAATAGGTAACATCAGTGTCATGCCATTTAGTTGATCTTGTTCTTAACGGAATTCCTGGGTCATAACTATTAGGCGTATATTGTGTGCCTGTTTCGTCGCTTACCCAAACACTACCGACTGTGCCGGAAGTAGGTGTCCATAAAAATGATTCTGCACTGCCTGGCTTATAGTTTAATGTTGTAAATTGTATTACATCTCTACTAGCCTGGTTGTTACTGTCAGCAACTTTAATATTATTAATGTTATAAAATTTTAAATCGTTTTTGCTTTGCACAACATATTGCTGGCCTCGCAACTGTACCGCATATTTGTAGCTCTGTGAATCTATAGCACTGTAGTTAAATAATAATAACCAACTAGCATCAGATCCAGTTCCGCTTGTACTACGAGCATTGTTTAATGCCCAGTCTGCTGTTTTATTTAAATCTGCATTTAAAATAACATACCACTGATCTTTATCTGCATCAAACCCTAATCCAAATGTTCTCTTGTTAGTCATTTCATTTGAGATAGCAGTAATTTCAGTTGTGTCTAGCACTTTACGCATAGTAGCAATATATTCAGTTGCTTTCCAGCCATCCTGTATCGGAGCACTTAAACTAAACGGCCCAGTTGCTGTAGTTAATCCACTGGATAATGTACCATTGTTGGCAACACTTGTAATTCTTGCCCATGCATATTTTGAAGCATCAGTTGAGTCTGCAAATTTAATAAAGTTGTTCTCTGTAAACATTGCAAATATTTTTGTACCATCATCAGTGTAAGATCTATCTAGTACATTTACTGTACCTGATGAAATAGTTTCATGGAAATAACCTGTAGCACTTGTTCCTAATACAACTGGCAATGATTTCCATATAGCATTCTTTGTTGCTAATGAATAACGGTTTATGTCATACAGTTCAGATGAATCACGGAACTGTTCGTATATAAAGTTATTAAGATTTCTATCTTTTAAAATTAAAGGTATAGTAAAGTTTACAACTGCCGCTACAGGATTGTCATCACTAATAGTAATGCCTGATGTTCCTGGTACATCTTCTATGTACAACGAACCATCATTTGCAAATGTTTCTAAATTTTGATATGTGCCTGTTGGGTCATTGATGTCTATATAACGACTATGCCCAGCATGCGTTTTGTTTATTGCTTTTAGTTTAACAATGTTAGTTGTTTGACTAAAAGGAAATACATTATAGTCTTGAGCACTTACCATACGATTCTGTGTATAGTAAACTTGTGGAGCACGTTGCTTAATAGCAGTTAATGTCTCAGGTGCTAAACTGTTGTTCACAGTTTCCTGTAAACTAAATGTCACTGTTAAGTTATATGTAATGCCTTCGCCGTTTTGGTAAGGAATAGTTACTTTTATGTTTCGTGCATCTGCTGGTGACAGTGCAAATGTCTCTGGGTCACTTGTTCTGTAATATGTTCTAAACGTACCAAAAGGAATATCACCAAAGTTACCATCTGGGAAACGTAATTTAATTCCTGCGTTGTTTAAGTTTTCAACTGCATACAGTGTTCTAACACCAAATGCTAAATCATTGTAGTTAAGTGTTTGCCCTACAGTGTTAGGAATCTGTGTCCATTTTGCAAGGGTTGCGCCTGTACCATCAATTTCTTGTACAAATACGTCTGTTTCGTTAATGTCTGCTATATTAACTTCTTGTGTTCTGCTTTGTAAAGGATCAGTATAATTATAATCTACTGATTGCAATCTGCCTTGTTTGAACATAACAAAGAAGCCAGAATTTATACTGCTAATACCAGTACCATCGTTTCTGTATACTAAGTTAAAATTATTTAATCTATCTGGGTGTAGTTCGTTAAACACCCCTTCTTTAATAGTAGGATTAACAACCTGGAAAGTTCTTGATGTTCCGCTAACTGTTAAATCAAAGTCATATGCTACCGGAGCAGTAAGAGGCGTATTTAATTCGTATATGTCTGTTTCTATGCCGCCGACTGTTCCACTCTTAGATGGAGTACTAAATCTGTTTGCTGAATTCATTGCGGCGTTAAGAATAGTAATAAACTGCTCATAGCCGTCTGGGTTATTTGCATCGTCCCAGAAAACGTTAGTGTTGTTTATGTCGTTGCCTAAACTATCGCTAAGTGGCTCGTTTGTTCTAACTGCAACTACTTTCATTAAGCCACTTGCTGGAATGTTTCTACGTGGATTGTAGCCTAACTGCCTGGCAAGTTTAAATACCGAGTCTCTTCTTTCAGCAGTTTCTAAAAAGTTCTCTCTGCTGTTTAGATCCATTCTAAATGTTAGCGACTGTGAAAGATATGCTAACAATTCTATGATAGCAATAAATTCTGAACTTTCAGTATAATCATTAAAAGTTTCTGGATAGTTTACACGCACATATTCTACTAGAGCTTCTCTAATAGTATCAAAGTCATATGCTTGAAAATTTACTTCACTGAATGCTTTATATGCTACTTTCCAGTCTTCTGCAGCGAATAAGTTATTTTGTCTGTTTACTAATGCCATGTATTATACCTGCTGTTCGTCTTTAAATTCTAAGTACAGTGTATCTTTACTGCCTAGAATAACATACTGTAATTCAACCTCTGCTCTCACTGTATGTGCTGATGAAAACACTGAAATATTAATTATGTCAACCCTTGAATCTTTTTCTACAATTCTTGTAATGTCGTCTTTGATTTCATCTTCTGTAAATGAATCTTCTGGGTTCATTAACAAATCCCAAATAATGCATCCAAAGTTTGGACGCATAACACGTTCACCTTTTCGAGTATTAAACTCGTTAAGTAGATCACGTTTTACTAACTCCAAGTCCGATAAGGTAAATGGTGCTTTAACTGTATCTACTGTACTGAATCCTCTGAATAATGTAGCCATACTCTTATTTATCTACTTCTTAAACTAGAGTTTTAATGACTGAACAAAAAGGTTGACATAATAATAAAAGGTGCTATAATGTGTGCAATGTAGCAATTTATGTTGCAGAAGCAGCTCGCAAGAGCATAACATCCACTAAAGCGAACAAGGTAGACAGCAATGTTTAAATTGAATCGTGAGTTTGACCAACTATGGTCTAAAGCAGTTAAGGCTAATGAGAAGGCAGGTGGACATCGTTTCCATCGAATTTTTCAACAGACTAAACGCTTTGTCACAGTTGGCATATATGACTCAGGTACGAAGCAGTACGCACTGTTTGACAGTGTTAACTTTGCTGGTAATTACCGTTACGACAAGAACATCAAACCGGATGAATTTGTTATAATGGAAAAAATGGTTCAAAAGGCCAGTTAGCAGCAGTTAGAACTAAATATGTGTGTAGGAAACTGCACACATATTTTTTTTATTAGGAAATAATAATGGCAATACATATCGAAGATCATTCACTATCTAGTGCTAATCAAAAAATACATACCCAGCGAGAGAAAATTATTTCACTTGAACTTCAGGTAGCAATGCTGGAAAAGGCAGTTGCCGAAGAGCAAGCAGCGAAGTATGTAGCTTGGAAAAAATTAGCAGATGTTAAACAGTTAAGTAATATAGCGAGCTAGTTATCCTCTAGCGTTTTTCAAGTCTAGTGCTTGTTTAGCAAAAGATACTCTAGTTTTATAAGTTCGAAGCTGTGTACCGTCTGGTGTTTGATAAAGCTCACCCTCAAACTGTCTTCTTTGATAATGATCTGCCTGTGTGGTAGCTATGCCAGCAACCTTCTGTGAACTGTGTGCCATCATTAAGTTAGGAACTTTCTCATGTTGGGCAGTGTTAACTGCCTGCAGTACTTTGCTCTTACCAAAATTATCAGTTCCAATATGATCGGCCATACTAGTTAATGATGCTAATTGGTTATCACTTATGTTAGTATTAATCATTCCTTTAACTTTTTGTGAGGTATTCATTAGTCCACTTGCCGCATGCATCTGTGTCGACACCGGGCCTAGACCTTTTGCAATATCAACTACCTTTATACCCGGAGCACTATAGATTGTAGAGTCTCCATCCGGAATAACACTTACACCTTGCTTCTCTAGTAATGATTTAAGTTCTGCTGGATTTTTTGCAACATTTTTTATAATGGCAATTTTATTTTGCATTGTTTTAACATTTGCTGATTGTAAGTCTGCTGGTAAACCTTTGCTATCAAATGCAAGAGCCTTTAGTTTATTCTGTTGGTTAGTGATCATTCCGCCTAGGCCTGCTATTCTAGAACCCTGCGGTGTTATCTTTGGAGCTCGTATTGCAGGAATACTAGAGCCTAACGATGCAGCTAACTTGCCTGCTGCAGCCGCTTCAAACTTTTTAGCCTTTGCTTGAGCAAAATTATTCTGTACTTGAGCTGGGCTAGTATACTTAGGTTTGCCATCTGCGCCTAATACACCTTTTTTAAGTCCTGCTGGAGTATTAACATCAGCTGGTGCTCCGCCACCTACACCGTTACTATTTTCTGGTAGACCTTGTGAGATATTCTCGTCCGGTACCATATTGTCTTGGTCGTCTTTAGAAGGATCCGGTATACCGTGTCCTATAAACGGCTCCGATGTAACTAACGTACTCACAATGGTTACTATGCTTGCTGAATCACCTTCTCGGCGTCCTCCGGATGTTACTGGGCTTTCTGCATCTCTATCGTAGCTAGGAGCTGCCGATGGATTGTCCGGATGGGTATCTGTTACTATAGGTGCTGCTGATTGTGCTGAATCTGCTGTTTCTGCACCCGGGCCTCCACTGTTCATTAATACTTTAGGAGCTTTCTCAACAATGTTGCCGCCTGCTTCTAAAACTTGCACACCGCCCGACTTAGTTGTAACTTTACCGCCGGCTTCGTTTGCTATATCAGTTGTTGCTTTGTTATATACTGCTGCACCAGTAGTGTTATACAATGAACCTGCTGAATTAAAATG